TTTGCATCATCTAATGCTTTCCAAGTGCCGTCTGCTATATGAGGTAATTCTTTTTGAGCCGCTTTGTCACCCTCAATCGCCAACTTCATCATTTCGGGATTTACAAAGTTTTGTTGATTACCTCTTGCATTCATTCCAGTATAATATGCACCTTGCTGAGTTGCAGGTTGCATCATCGGAGTCTGACCAGCACCATACATCTGTCGTCCATCAGGACCACGATATGTTGGCTGATTGCCACCCATCATTCCAGCAAGCGGTGCAGTAATTTGTGCGGCACCATAACCGCCTAAGAAGTTTGCGCCTTGTTGACTAGAACCAAATCCATACTTAGCAAATATAGTTTCAGGTCCAGAAGCAACACCAGTAAGCCCATATAGCAATTGTTCTGTTGCGGCTTGCTTGTTACCTCTCGCAAAGTTACCTAGAATTTGTCCAGTTAATGCATCCGAATTTTTATCATTACCAAGAATGCTACTAAACAACTGACGGCCAACTTTTGTTGCACCAACTTCAAGATATGCAGTACCGAGTTGTGCGACCATTGGCGCATATGCTTTACCAATTTGCTTACCGAATACACCTGTAAGAACTTTTTCAGTTCCTTTGTTCAACCCAAGAATTTTTGCTACTTGTTGCCCACGAAACGTTTCACCTAGCGTTTGTTGTTTAGTTACAAGATTACGTGAACCTTGTTTACCATAAGCACCGACAACAAGTGTATCATAAATTGCTTTACTCAATAGGCGTTGAGTTGTATTTTGAAATTGCGTTAAAAATGTTTGATTTGCTCGTTGAAGTAGCGTAGTTTGTTTGCGTGTTTCTCTATCAGTAGTAGACTTAGCAACAACACCAGTTTGTCTTGCAACAACTTTAGAAGTTGCCAGTTGTTTTGTTAAAATTGTATTTGCTTTTTTATCTTCAACTTGAACTGGTCCTGAGAAACCTCTAGTTGTACTTCCAGATGTTGGTCTGGATTGGGTTGACGGACCACTTAATAATTGTAAACCTTCAGAAGATTTTTCTTTTGATAGTTCAGATTTAAGTACCATCAAACCATTACCGTCATCAACATACATGCTATTAGCATCAGCTACATCTCTTGCCATACTTGATACTGGAGTAACATTTGCAGACGTTTTAGCAACAACACCAGAACTTCTATCGACAGTACGTTTTTCTGAAGTTGCACTACCAGCAGTATCAAATAATTTTGCTTCGTCTTCTCTTCTCTTCTTAAGACCCTTTTCTAGTTGTTTTCTTTTTTCTGGATCTTTTTCGCCTGATGCTGTAGCAACACCAGTACGAATTGATGCAGCCGCATTAGCGAAATTTCCAGCTTTAATTGCCTCAGCAAAACCTGCAGGCACTTTGCCCACATTATAAACATAACTTAAAATTGCAGTTCTTTGATTTTCGGATAATTTATTATATGCGTCTTGTCCAATAGCGGCAATAACAATAGCCTCATATTTTCCCAAATCTTTAGAGAATAATTTATTTGCTTGCTCTTTTGTTACTGTAGTGTCTTTACCAGATGGACCAGAGATTTTTATAAATTCTCCATTACCTAAATCAATTTGGCCTGCTTTGATTTCTGCGTCAGTAATATTGTGCCCATACCCAATAGCCATTCTATTAGTATCTTTAGTTGCTTGGCCAACAAAACCTTCTTTGCCTGTAATAAATTTTGTAGCATCTTCACCGACAGCACCAACAGTTGATCTTCTTCTAGCATCACCTACTGCGAATTTTCCTCGTATACGTTTTTGTTCCTCCGTCTCCATTGCAACCGAAGCCGCTTGACTATCTTTTGCCGGATTGTACGTAGCTTTTACATTACGGCCAGGTTTAGAATACATTCCAAAGGCAGCCCCGCCAGAACCTTCAACTATTGGCGTTGTACTGCTACCTTCGCCGGTGCCAAGTTTTTTCTTATTTGGTCCCGGATTTGGTCCTTGTCCACCAGACTGGCCAAAAAGTTTATATGCTTCATAACCAACTTCAGCGGCGAGTAACGCCCAACCAACATAAGGAACAAAACGCAATGCGCCTCTTCCTAACATGCCAGCCGCACCCCTCATCATTCCTCCGCCGGCTCCTCCTGTAGGAGGAGTAGGTGCTTTACCACCAGGAAATTGAATTACTTTTCCACCACCGCCTGTGGGTGGTGTACCTCCGGTTGGTGGTTTACCGCCTCCACCTCCACCACCAGTTGTAGGAACACCTCCACCACCTTTACCGAATATTGCTTTACCTTTGTCAAAAATGGCTTTGCCACCTAACCCAATGCCAAGAGCCTCTAACAAACTTGCATTTTGTAGCACATCAAATAATGTACTTAAAAGTCCTTTTCCCCCACCAGCGCCACCACCAGAACCTAAAGCACCACCAGCGGCACCACCTTTAAGTGATTTAATTGCATCTAATAATTCTTTGTCTCTTTGTGATTTTTCTCTGTCATTTTCTTCAGCAAACATTGCGGCTTGTTTTGCGTTGTTGGCTTGAAGTGCAGAGATACGTGTTTGTTGTAGAACATTATTATTGATTGACCTGAGTTGTCTAACCATCTCAAGGCTAATAACATTGTTTGTTCTCTGTTCCTTTACTGATGCATCTATGGCTGATGCATCACTCAACTTGTTTGCTCGATTTTTATCTTCTCTGCTAAGCCCATACATAGCAGTAAGTCCAGGCATTTCACGCAATGCGGCACCTTTAATGCCCATTGCAAAACCTTTCACGGAACCTTTAACAGATTCCGTTGCAAGTTGTCCTAATGCTTTACCGTAGTTGTTAAGTGCCATTATTACCCTCTGTCAAACACAGAGTCTGGATTTGGGTCAGCAAATTTTGCCGCTTTTCCGGTTGTAGGTTTTGAGGCTGGAGTTGTTCCCCAACTTGATGAGGGTGCAACCGTTGATGCTCCAAAGCCTGAACTGCTATCAAAGCCTCCTGTTGCTGGCGGTGTAGAACCAAAACTGTTGGATGAACCGAATCCTCCTGTTGAAGGTGAGCCATATGTTGTTGTGACGCTTTGTGCCATGGGTTGCATTCCGCCATTGTTCGCTCCTGCTAGTTTTTCTTGTGTACGCCCAAAAGCCGCAAGACCCAATACAGCACCCATTGCTATGTGATATAGTCCAGCACCTTGTAATGTAAGGGGTTGCCATTGACTAGTTACTTGCCCATGACTAATACTCTGTAATAAACTCCATAAGATAGGGAATAATACAAAGTCTGCTGTACATGTAGCCATATAGACCCAACCCATCATTGGGCGCCATTTAGCATTCATCCAGTCTTCTTTTTTCTTCTCACTATCAGTTAATTTATTATATTCTTTTTCTGTAGTCATCTATGATACCTCTATCTACGTTGTGCTTGCATTCTGTCATTTTCTTCAGACACATGTTGAGAAATTAGCATTATGTAAATTTCCCTCTCAAAGGGTATCATATTTTCCAAATCTTCCAAATTGTATTTATGGTGTTGCATTAGAGAAAAGTTAGTCTTATAATAATTTATAAGGCTTTCTTGACTCAATGTTATACGAAAAAATTTGCAAGACCCTCCAACATTACTTTATCTTCTTGACCGCATCCAGCACATTTCCACGTAATTTCGTGTTTTAATTTTGGCATAGTCTCAAAAAACGATGAAAGTTTTTCGTATTGTTTTTGTGATAAACTGTCAATGAAATCAATTAATTCTTGTTTACTGTGATCGTCACGTTTGTAAATATTATCAGCATCAAAGATATAATCAATACTATTGATAATTGCATCTGATGCTAAATCTAATTGATTCATCTGTTCTGGATTCTCAACAGATAATGCAAACTCTGATGTTGGATATTTAAATTTGACGCCAATTTTAGTTTCTTCGTCCAATACAATCTTGTCTTCATGTGAAATTGATTTATGAACTTCAACGTCTAAAAGATTTAACGTATTTTTAGTTACGTGTTCGCAAACTTCATCTTTAGAATTAATATTGTTTGGGTGTCGCAAATTTAAATCAATAGTTTCACCGATTGATTTTGCTCTTAAACGAACAAAGAAATACTCCAAATCAAATATTGGAAGTTTGTCAACGTCAACTGGATCTACTGCACAGTTATTGATGATCTGCTTAATAGCCGTCATCATGGATCTTTCATCTCCAGACTCCATTGCAATTAAAAGAATTTTTTGTTCTTTAACCAAGAATGGCCTGTATTTAACCGATTTTTCTGTTGATGGTAAAATCAATTCAAAAATAGGTGCAATAATTTTAGGTAAACTCATAATTTTTTCTCCGAATAATTAAAAAAAAACATATAAATCATGCGTATGTTTCATATGTGTGATAGCGATATGCAAGTGTTACACCAAATCGCTGATAGGTGTTGATTTCTTCCCATGATGCATTCATAGGCGTTAATGCTGTTGGATATATGTCTTGTAGAGTGTATGAAATTAGACTTTTTCCTTTTTCGTTTAATTGGTTTACTTTAAGAGTTACGCCTAATGCATACTCTTCATAATAAGACAAGAGTCCAGCATTTTTTCGGCCGCCACGACCAATAATTCTATCCATCCATTCTTCAAAAAATTTACGTTCGATCATATCAGCCGAACAAATAATTGATAATGTTATGTCGTTATAAGTTGTATCGTATGGAAGTTTTAATGATGGACCACCGCCAACAGCATCTTCTGTTGTTGCAAGTGTGCGACCAGGCAACTCAGCTTTTTCGCATCTAAACTTAAAAGTGTTATCAATATTAGGAAGTGTGCCGTCTAGCCCCCCAACAATTTTATTGTATCCACTTAATGTTGCACGAAAAAGATTAGGACGAACTAATGTTCCAAGAGCATTTTTAAAACTTGATATGTTAAATGCTGTTGATGCTGTTATCGTAACAGTCTCTAATTGTGCTTGCGTTGCCATCTTATGTTCTTCCTATTTGTTTGCGTGACTCTTCCCAAACACGTCCCGTATCTGCTTTTCTGAAAGATTCTGTTGGTAGAAAAATAGCAATATCCCATTCGTTTACTTGTACTTCTAAGAATTGAGAACGAACATGACTTCTTAGATATTTCTTTAGCATCGGCTTAAAGTATCTGTACTTAGATGCAGATTGCAGAATAGAATATGAAATTCTAACTTTTGTAGTGTCATCATATTTTTTATTTGTCAACGTAGAATACAATGCATTCATTAATTTAGCACGTAAGACTGGCGGCAAATAATGAAAGTTGATTCCTAAGAATCCATCAGAGTCTATTCTCACAGGAAAAATTAACGGAAATGTGTCATAGTACGGCAAATCATTTTTTGTTTTTGGATCATATCTGAATGCGTACATATATCCGAATTCCATTGACGAAACTTTTCTTGCCTCATCGGTTCTTTTCTCAAAGACTCCGGGACTTATGTTTGACATTAATTTGCCAGCCGCAGACCTGTACCAATCCCTGGCTGCAACTGTTCTTGCGGGAATGATGCCTTGTCTAGCGCCTTGAATGAGTATGTTATCGAATATCATACTTCTATTTATCTCAAATCTTTGTCGGTTATGATTTTAAATTCCCAGTTTCTTTCAATTGAGTACTTTGTGGCTGCTTCCCATTTTGCTTGATTCACACCCCATGTCATTACTTCATTGATAAATCTTCTAGTTGGTTTACCAGTTGGTGTGTTTTTTCTAACTGGTGGGCGTGTTTGTATGTCTGGTTTGACTTCAATCAGCACAGCTTTAATCTCTCCGTTCTTGTCTCTATACTTCATCCAGAAGTCAACAAAATATCTATGATAGCGATTGTCAACAGGAGACACATAAGGAACAACGACTTCTTCTGAAGACCATTCAAGTATGGATGGCGTTTCATCACAGTAGACCATGAATCTTCTTTCCAACAAACTGCGATACACAATATTTGTTGGATTACCTTTGTACTTTTGATAGTTTTTAGGTTTAAATTTACCTTTGTACGACATAAATAGTTTATAATTTAAAGTTTAAATAGGAGTAATAATGGCAACAGATGCTATATTTGGCATTCCTCAAGGCGAGGCCACATATCCTGCAACCACTGGTTTAATTTTTGGTTCCGATTATGGAAACCAAGATTTCGTTGTGCCGATGGCTAAATTCAAATTTTATGACGCCAAAGGCGTTCTTTTGTCAGGATCCAGCGCACCAACTATTTATGTACGTCTTGGAGGTACTTTTAATTCTACATTAATCAATGGGTATCAAGAAGCGCAAGGTATTATGGGTAACCCATCAGGCGCAAGTATATTTGAAAGTGACTTAGGTCAGACATTAGGTAAATTAGGGTCATCATGGATTGAAGGTTTGCAAAAACAAATTGTGCAAGGTGTTGCTGGTGCAACAGGCTATGTTGCAAGTGCTGGACAATCAGGCAAAACACAAGTTGAATTTTTACAAAGAATTATGTTAAACAACTTTCAACAATTAATTTATCAAGGTCCAACATTTAGAAGATTTCAATTACCATTTGTTATGAAACCCCACAGTCAAGCTGAATCAGAAACTATGCTGTCAATTATTTCATCATTTAGAGTTGCATCGTCACCTAGAACCGGAACAGAAACAACTATTAGTGATGTGGTTACTACATTTGGTAGACATGCAACTGATGGTGACTTAGAAAGAACAGGTAATGAATCGCCACCTAAAGAAGATGATGAATTGTATAAAAATGACCCGGCATTGTATCAACAAGCATTAAAAGATTATTTTAATAGACAAGCAGTTTTGTCGAGTGAATCGGAGAGCGCAATCAATCAAATTGTTAACAATAGCGGCCAAGTTTTTACGTTTGGTTATCCAGACATGTGTAAATTTGAATTAATTCTTCATAAAAAAGGTGGTGAATCTGGGCTCGGCGATGATTTAATCACACTATTCAAGTCGGAATTTTGCATGATTGAAAGTGTATCAGTAGATTATGGTTCACAAAACAAAATGACATTCTTTGATGGCGAAGGAAACAATACTCAATATTTTCCAACAGATGTTAACTTAACAATTTCACTAAGAGAATCTGTTCTTATTACTGCCCCTAAGGCTTCGGAACAATATTTAAGCGGAACGGTATTACTATAATGAGCATATTTACTTTATACCCAAAAATAGCATACAAGATAAACGAATACGATTACCTAAGATCAATTGATCTAACGCAGTCTGCTAAAATTAAAAGTTTTTTAAAAGACTATCAAGGCATCTCTTACAATCCATATACTATTAAAGATGGAGAAAGGCCTGACTATGTTGCATATAAATTTTATGGAGACCCAAATTTAGATTGGGTTATTTTATTGTCAAATGAAATTTACAACATCTATGACGAATGGCCTAGAAATAACACAGATTTTGAGGAATATTTAATTGAAAAATATGGCAGTATTGCAAACACACTATCGACAACAAAATATTACTATAATAACAATAGAGATATTATTGATGAAACAACATATAATGCATTGAGTGCTTCAAACAGAACTTCTGAGACAATATACGAATACGAATTGAGAGAAAATAATAATAAATCAAAAATTAAACTTATTAGATCAAGTATAATTGGCTCAATTCAAACAGAGTTAAAATCGTTATTATATAAACCAGTGAGATAAAATGGCAATTTTACAAAAAACTACTCAAAATAGACTTGAACAGAGCAATGATTCGTCAATTGCTGGTTCTTCTAATAGCGTATTAACTGACAACAAAGTTGATATAAGAAAAGATTCTAATGTTCCAAATAGCGTTGGCGGCACATTTGAACTTAAAAAAATTGCATTGTTGATGAATGATGGAAATCAAATTGATATCAAAGGTTATTTTTCAAATTTAATCGTAGAAGAAAGCATTTTTACGTCAAGCATTAGTGGGCAATTGACAATTACTGATAGTGCTGGCGGTTTAGAAAAGTTTGTAATTCATGGCGGTGAAACTCTTATATTGAAAATGTGCAAACCAAATAGTGATGATATTATTATTTGGAGAGAAGATTTAATTGTACATAAAATTTCAAAGAATTCAGTTTCGCCATTAAGTTTGATAAGTAAATTTGATATATTTTTCACATCAAAATCAGCCGTGAACTCTCTGAAGAAAAATTTATTTAAAAGTTATAAAAATGCTACACTTTTGGAAACTGTTGTTTCAATTTATAGAGAGATGAGTCTGAATGATTTGATTACTGAAGATCCAAAAATAACTTTAACAACTCCATTCATCAGTACTGGCGTTTCTCCACACAAAGTAATTGACTATCTAGCACAAAGATCATGCACTAAAGATAAGTATTTTGTATTTTTTGAAAGATTTATTCCGATCTATGGTAATTATCCAGATGGAACACCATTTACAACTTCTCATTATTTTGGTAGTGTAGAAAAACTAATAAAAGATGCACAGAATGTTCCGGTAAAAACAATTGTTTTTGCGCCAAAAATTAATGCAACTTTTGAAGGTGCTACAATTCGTGCTTCTAGGTATGAAAGACTAGAAAATTTTAATCATATGAATGGTATGTTATTAGGATTTTATAACAGCACGATATCGTCAATTAACCCTATTAAAAGAACTTATAAAGTTCAAAAATTAAATTATGCGAGTGATACTGACGAAACGCAAGATTTCTATTCAAATAAATTGTTCAATACATTGAACATTTTTAATACTTATAATGATATTGCAAATGAAACGCCTGGGCGAAAATTAATTCTTTCAAGTATTAATGAGTCTGTCAATAGAGAATCTTGGTTGGGTAATCACATCTATGGACAATTATCAAAAAGCATGTTTAAAATTTCTGTAGACATTCAAGGCGGCACAAATACGATTGGTGTTGGTAACGTTGTAAACTTTGCAACACCAAGTCAAATTTCTGTTATGTTGAATCCTCAGTCAGCGTTTCCTGAACTTGATCCAATTTACTCTGGTAAATATCTCGTTACAACAGTAATACATGCAATGTCATCAACGCAATATGTAAAAACAATGCATTTAAGCAGAGGATCATCTCCATTAAATTTTGATAAGCACACAGAATTTGATAACACATTTGAAGATATTAAAGCAGATATCAAAACCGCATTAGGAAATAAAAGGACAGTATGAAACTTAAATTTTCAGAGTATGTAGATTTAAAAGACTACAAAGCAACTCAACTTATAGAGAAGCAGATTCTATACAATAACGGTGCAAAGTATGGGCAGATTGTGTTCCTTGCTGGTGGTTCGGGTTCTGGTAAAGGCTTTGCTATTCAACACTTTATGCAAGGGTCTGAGTTTAAAATACGTGATGTTGATGAATTGAAGATTGCATTTCAAAAGTTAGATGCAGTTGGAAAATTCACAATCAAAGATTTGCTAGACAAATATGGCGACAAAATTTCATCAAAAGACAAAGAACTTATTCAAAAAGAAATGATTGATAAGAATTTGCGAATGGGTGATTTGAATTTAAGAACACCAACACATGTATACATGTTGCACATTCTTGTACGTGCTACTGGTGCAAAAGACAAAACACTAGAATTGATGCTTGATGGTGCAGAAAAAGGACAGTTACCAAATATTATTTTTGACAGCACATTCAAAGAAGTTGAAGACATGACAAATGTTTTACCGAAATTATTTGCCGCTGGATATCAACCAAAAGACATCCACGTATCTTGGGTTCTGACTAATTATCAGATTGCAATAAAAAATAATAAATCAAGATCAAGAGTTGTTCCAGAAGATATTTTACTTGCCACTCATGCAGGTGCGGCACAAACTGTATACAGCTTAGTGACAAATTCTATGCCTCCAGAAGTGCAAGGTGGTGTTTATGTCATTCTAAATAATCCGGAGAATACAATTTTCATTGTTGATCCCAGAACAAATAAAGCATATAGAGATAAGAAAGGCAATCCTGTCATTAAAGATTTTAAGTACTTGGTACTCAAAGAACCAGGAAAACCCGCAAAAAAAGAACTTGATGTAAAAAAACAATTGTTAACTTGGATACGTGATAATGTTCCTCCAGGCGCAGTAGATACATCAGAATTAGACAAGCTATGAAAAAATTTAAAGAATTTATACAAGGTACTACACTTTCAACTGAAGAGTGGGAAGAAGAAGTTTATGGTCCAGAATTAATCGAGACACTTAAACAAGTAGATGGCAGATGGGCGCTAGTCTCAAAGAAGACGGGTAAGCCATTGCGTTACTACAAGGGCGAAGGTAAACCTTCAGATGAATGGGTTGCTCAACAAGAAAAAGAAATCCAATACTTTAAGCATGTGGGATAATTGATGATAAATTTTTTAGGACATGATGGTTTTATTTGGTGGATTGGAATTGTTGAAGATATCAACGATCCTCTGACACTAGGTAGATGCAAAGTGAGATGCTTTGGCTATCATCCTGCAAAGAAAACAAATTTAGTTCCGACTGAAGACTTGCCATGGGCGTTATCTATTCACCCTCTAAACACTCCGAATCTTTATGCAAGTCCTAAAGTTGGTGAATGGGTTTTTGGTTTCTTCTTAGATTCATTGTCTGCACAAGAGCCTGCAATTTTAGGATACATTCCTGCAATTCCAGAAGCAGCCGCAGAGTATTTTGGCACCGCACCTAATCTAATTAGAAACTTTGCTAGAGTCAATACTGCAAATAATTCTGCAAATACAATTTGTTGGGAGATTGGCAATAACACAATTGAAGTTGTCACGCAATCTTTAACTGAAGCAAATGGACATATATTAATTGAACATAAAACTGGTGCTAAAGTTAATATAGATTCTGATGGTAAAATTTCAATCTACACACCAACTAATGATATTTCAATTGAAGCGACAAATGGTGATATCAATTTAAATGCAAAGAACATCAATTTAACAGCGACAGAATCAATAACGACTACATCAACTTTAGCAACAAGTATTACTGCTGGTGGTCTTGCTTCTATTACTGCTGGTGGTGCGTTTAGTGCAACCGCTGGAGGTCTTGCTTCTATTACTGCTGGCG